ACCGCATCCTCAACCAAGTGAAGGGGTAGCAATACGTCATCCGACTGAGTAGGAAACTCACCTTTGACCCTGATCCTCACCACATTCGAGTCCGGCCCATACTTGGCCATCATGTCCGAGACAAAGCGCGGATCAACCGTGTCTGCCTCCTCGCAACTGACCGTCATACAGCGCCAATGCTCACGATTGCCGTGAAACGCATCGTAGAAAAAACCCTCGGCGCGGGTAGGATTCCCGGTCAACACCGTCTTTGCGTTGGGGGTACTCATCGCACCCTCGCCAACCTGAAACACAACATCCGGCACACCGGAAGCCTCGTCCACAATCACCAGCATATTCTCTGAGTGAAAGCCCTGAAGCGCCTCCGGGTTCTCTCGCCTTGATACGCGAAACGCACAGAACGAGTCCGAAGACCCCGAAAGCGATATCTTGTCCTTCGTAAACTCCAGCTGCTTCCTGAACCCATCGGGCATCTGACGCGCCCACTTATCAACCTCAGTCCACAAAACATCATTCAACTGATGCGCCGTGTTCGCCGTCGCCACAATCTTGGTGGGGTAGCGCGTCAAAAGCCACCAAAGGATAAGCCATGAAAGATAAGCCGTCTTGCCAATGCCATGCCCGCTCTTCAAAGCCAGCTTGTCATCAGCCGCTATCGCCCGCAAAGCCTCAACCTGCCACGCCTGCGGCTCCGCACCAATGACATGGCGCACAAACAACTCAGGGTCGTTGCGCAGCTTTAAAAGCGTGTCGCTGAAATCCTTCATAAAAGCCTCAAAAAGGATTGGCTTGGACTGCTGTCAGAACACAAAATCTTGCAGCGACACCAAAAAACTAACCGCCAAAACGGCTCGCAGAAGTTGGTTAACGTTACAAAACAAGGTACAGCCCAAGCCAAACTGGGTGTTCTAAAGATTTCGCCTATACTCTATTACAGGACCAAGGCGTTGCCCTTCACCGCACGCCATGTCGCCGAGGAAACGCGCGGGAAGACATCAAAAGCATTGTGTGTAGACCCGGACAAACCCAAGGCTCCGCGCCTTTTGACGAAAGGAGGGGTCCATACCTCGTGATTATTCAGGGGTTTTGAGGGGGGTATAGCGCAAGACCTGCCCCCCGCGATATTTTAAGGGGGGGGTATCAGCAAATAGCCACCTTTTTTGTTACCAATTTTGTTACCGTCGCCGCTAACCCGCGGTCAGCCTAGAGTTTCGTCAGGCACATAGCCTAACGACCTACTGAATCGTCGGCTCTTTGCCCTGTTTCGGGCCCGCAGAGCCGTCGCGCGCGCGTACTGACAAAGGTTGTGCTTCTATCGCATCACCCTCAATCACCTCGACTTTCGTCTGCACAGCTTTCAGCGCGTCGACATAGCTGCTCTCTGCGCTATGCTCCACCTGCATCCGATCCCCGAAGCCTTTCGGCGCCATTCGTGCCGCGGACCACTTCAGTCCATCGATAGCTGCGCGAAGCATCCCGCTGTCTTTGTACTTGCCTTGCAGGCCCGCGAGGCTAATCTCTGCCACAAGCTCTCCGTAATAGTTTCCACGCTCTTCCTTCGCTTTGTCGTACTGTGCTGCGAAGTCTGGATCGCTTTCCACCCAGTTCAGGATTGTCTGCGTTGAGGGCATGCCTTCTGCCTTACAAGCCTGTGCAGCGCTGCGTCCGTTACGGATCGCCTCCAAGAAGCGCCCGACGATTTCAGGAGTCTTTTTGCTGGGATATGCCATTGAACGTTTGTCCGCTTGCCTCGTGTACTGCGTCCTGTCCTGTGAAGTCCTGCCACCGCTTTACGATGACGTCGACATACTCCTCAGACAGCTCGATGATCCTCGCATTACGCCCGGTCTTTTCAGCCGCTATCAGCGTGCTACCGCTTCCCCCGAATACATCGAGGACCGTGTCACCGCTCTTGGAGCTGTTAAGCAGAGCTTTTTCGATCAGCTCTACAGGCTTCTGCGTCGGATGGACGTAATCGGCTCGATGGTCTCGTCCCATCTGCCAGAGATCGCTCTGCGCCCGATCGCCCTTCCAGTTATCGCCTTTGACGTAGAAGATAAACTCGTGCTGCGGTCGATAGTTTGAGTTGCCGATCCCGATGCTTTTCTTGTCCCAGACGATACAGTTAGAGACGCTGAGACCGGAATCCTCAAGCGCGGCCTCAAACTCCGCATAGTTTCGCCAAGTAAAGCAGACGTAGAATTCGGCGCCTTTCTTCGCTGACGCGATCGACACAGCCAGCGCGGCTTTGACCATCTGGATCAGGTCTTCACCGCGCAGATCATCGTTGATAATCCTGCCGTGCGGCTTGACCTTTGCGCCCGTCGGCTTGCTGCCCTTGCGTCCGCTAAAGAAGCTCATGCCATACGGAGGATCGGTAAACACAACGTCCACCGGTTGTTTCTGCGTGACCCTGTCGGCAATATCGAGGACGGTGCTATCACCGCACACGACACGGTGCCGGCCTAGCACCCAGACGTCACCCAGCTCACTGGTTGGATGTTCTGGAACCTCCGGGACGAAGTCCTCGTCGGTGTTACCATCCTCAACCTTCGTGGCATCGGCCAACAGGCTATCGATCTCGTCAGGCCCGAAGCCCGTAAGGTCCAGATCGAATCCTTCGCTGATCAGGTCTTCGATCTCGACCGCAAGCATCTCCTCATCCCAGCCTGCGTTAAGGGCCAGCTTGTTGTCCGCGATCACATATGCGCGCTTCTGCGCCTCGGTGAGGTTGGCAAGCATGATCGTTGGCACCTCGGCCATACCCATGCGCTGCGCCGCCATGAGCCTGCCGTGCCCTGCAATGATCGTGTTTGTTTCATCGACAAGGATTGGGTTGGTCCAGCCGAACTCTTTGATGCTGGCGGCAACCTGCGCCACCTGCTCATCACTATGCGTGCGGCTGTTGCGTGCATACGGCGTGATCTCAGCCGTGCTGCGATATTCAATGTTGATGTCGGACATAAAATCACCGGCAAAGAAAAGGGCCAGCGGCTGCGTCAAATGCTTAGCGCACTGGCCCTAGTCCACTAGGAGGAACGAAACGCCGTGCGGTGCCGTGCGCGTAAACGGAAACAACCGGTGCTTCGTGCAGAGCAGTTTGCGCGGCGCACAAACCCACTCTGCGTTAAACCCTATCAGATGCGTCGACGCTGCGCAAGTATGCGCAATCATGCTTTACCACTTTTTACTTTGAGGTATAATATGCGCAAATATGCCTGTGCATGGAGGTAAGCATGAAAGACGACATCTGGTTCTGGCTGGAGCAAGTCCTAGCCACGGTCCTGTTTTTCGGTTTGTGCGTGATGCTGTATGTGGTGATGGTGCTGGTCTTTCCCGACCCGCTCCTGTGGAAGTGATCATGGGCGGCGCCCTGTGCGAACAGGTCAGCAGCGGCGATGAGGAGCTTTTCGGCAAATGGCTTCAGCATTGCGATCTGCTTGTGACGCACCGCTACTGCGTCGGTCTGGATGATCTGCCTGACGCAAGCTGGCGTGATTACTACAGCGACGGCCTGAAGCCGGTAGAGGCTGTGGAAGCAGCCGAGGCTGACTATTGGCAGGACGCACTGCCATGAGCGATCAGATCACCCGCGTGATGACCCATCCCGGCATCTGGGAAGAAAAAAAAGACTGCGACGAATGTGGCGGTGAGGGGCGCGCGTGGTACGAGACCACGGTCTTTGTGCCACCGGGTATTGCTTGCTCACCATTCGATGAGCGGCTGCTAGAGTGTGAGCGCTGCGGTGGGAGCGGGCTGATAGATATCGACGACGCCGAGTCTAGCTGTGAAGATTCTTGAAAGCATCCTCTAACGCATCAAACGCCATGCGCATGATCTCGGTTGCAGCCTTTGGATTGCGCCCATGCCTGCGGGCCCACTCAGGCGCAGAGCAATCATAGACCACCACCTCCTGCGCACAGCCAAACAACTCCGTGCCCATCAACCTTTTTAGCTTGAAGTAATCCATGAGCGCGTTTGCGCCCCTCTCGGACTGATCGCCTGCGGACGGGCCCGGTAGCGTCTCAAGCGACACCGTGACCTTCTGCGGGCCGCCAGCGGCGCGGTAAAGCGCAAGCATCTGCTCTGCGGCTTGAAACTGATGCTGCGTGATGTGCTTGTGCTTCAGGTAGTAATCGATCCAAAGCTGGTCCGTAACGCGCGTGCGGCGTTGCCCTGCCTTGGCGGTCTCCACGTCCTCGACGCTGTGATGCTGGAGAAACTCAGCCGTAGGTTTTTGTGGCTTTGGGCTTTTCACTGATCCAGCCTTTCTGGATGGCTACCCGGAAGATGTCGCCGTGAAACTGCAAGGCACGGTTCATGTTCATCTCGTTGCCCATAATCTTTTCCATGAACTCCTCCTGCGTGTCGCACTCATACCATGAGCGTTTCACACCCGGCTCCTCGCTATTAAGCTCATCCTCCCAGCGCTGCTGGTTCAGCCATGTCGAC